CCGCCTCCATGACCTCGGGCGTTGCCAGAGTGGCGTCCTCGCCCATGTCCCTTAGGATCAGTTTCTGCACGTCCCGACGCGTGGCCGCGTCAGCCATCTGGGTTCCGGAGGTGGCGGTCTTGGCCGCGGGTGTTACCGGCAGGACCACGCCCAACTCGTCGCGTGCCTTGGCTGCCAGCGCCGCGCGTGCCGCGTCACCACCACCCGCCACACCAGCCAGCTTCCGCACGCCGCCCAGGACGGTGCCCACAACGGGCGCCGCAACAGCGCCTCCAATGGCGCCCTGGACGACCTGTTCGCCGACGCCCTCGTCGGACTGACCGGAGGTCAGCGCGCCGAACTCGCCACCCTGGATGGCGCCCTCAGTAGCCAGTTGGCCGCCGCGTCCAACGACACTGCTGGCTGGCGTGGCGCCCGTGATGAAACGAGCGACGTTGCCAACGGCACCGGGAATGTATCCGGCGCCAAGTTGTGCCGCCTTGCCGAGCGGGCCCAGCAGCGGCGCCGTGGCGAGGAACTGCCCGCCTATGCGACCAGCCGATGCCCAGTTGCTGTCGCCATGCAGCCTCTGGAACTCCGCGTTGTCGGCTTGTCGCGCCTCCTCGACCCGCCCCGCCGCATCCGTAATCGACTTCCCCGATCCAGGAATGAACGCGTTGACCGCTGGGGCCACCAGAGGAGCCAATCCGCCCACGATGGTGTTGACGACATCCTTCACACCTTGCTTCACGCCAGCCGCTCCAGGCGACAGGTTCGTTGCCGGCGGGGGTGGCCCGTAAGGGGCCGGCGTCACGTCAGTCCAGTGGCCAGGCCTCAGGTCGGGTAAGTGAAAGGCGGGCGTCAGGTCGCGCTTGATGGATTGGAACAACTCGCCGGGGATGTCGTAGAGCGAGGAATACCCCCGACTGGTGAACGGCTTGTCTGGATCTTTGGGAGGGGTAACGGTCGGTGGCAGCTTGCCCAGCACCAGATCACGCGCCGAGCCGGTGTCCTCCGGAACAACGCGCGGCTGAACCACGCCGGGCGCCGGGGCTGGCCGTACTTGCTTGATCGTCGGGTCTGCCCCTAGCACGTCGGCGAGCGCGCTGCCCGTCTCCTCGGCCATGCCCTGCTCCTATTTCGTGACCGTCGCGATCTGGCCGTCTGGCGTGTAGTAGACCTGTCCCTTGCGCAACTTGTGCTGCGTCCGCCAGTCCTCGAACTGCTTCTTGTCCCACTTCTCGCTCTCAGCCGGCAGCAACGGGATCGCCGGCCCCGCTTCAGCAACCTTCTGGTCGAGATCGCGCAGCGTGTAGCCGGTGCCGGGATTGCGAATTTCCTTGTTGGCTACTTTGTAGACCTTCTCCTGATAATCCCAGATTTGCCGCAGCACGGAGGATAGCTTCTCCTGCCCAGACAACGTCTGCATCATGGTCGGCACCTGCGAGCCGACGATCTGCAGGTCCAGATTGGAGACGTTACCCAGCGCGACGCCCTGCTTCATCGCCAGCACCACCTGGTTGGCGAGGCTCTCCAGTACCTGTACGTCATTCAGGTTGCCGAAATTCTCCGAAGAAAATCCGAGTGATGCCGCGACCTGTTGCACTTGTCGCAGATGCTCACCAGACAGGCCGGTGGCGGCGCCGCCGTTGCGTATGATGCGCTGCCGCAGCGCATCCATCTGGTCCATGACCGGGCGGATCTTGATCAGCTGCGTGTAGGGCTGCTGATAGTTATCCTGAAACGTCTTGTAGTCCTGCTCGGCCTGCCGCTGCAGTCGCGGATCTACCTCGACCTTCTGTTGGTGGATGTTGCCCTGATTATCGACCTGATAGATCACGCCGGGCTGCGGGGTGATCTTTGCCGCCTCGAGATCACTGGGCTCTGCCGGGTAGCGTTCGTCTTTCCAGACCTGGAACAGCCGGTCGCGCTCTTCCTTCTGCCATGCGCCGACCGATGCGCCCTGATCCTTCAGCACCGCGCCAAGAGCCGCCGTGCGGTCTTTCAGGATATCCTGCTTCAGCTTGTCATGCTCTCCGACAATCTTATCGAGGTCGGCTGCCGGTGCCGTCGCGATGCGCGTCCGCATCTGCGATTCGTTCAGTTGCAGGCGACGGCGGAAGTCTTCCTCGACCGGCTGCGGCAGAACGGTGGCAAAGCGCGGATCATCCGGTGGCACCGCCAGTGTCGGCTCGAACGGATGCGGGCGTGTGTAGCGCGGGATTGCCGCCTGACCCTGTCCGGGAGCCGGTGGTTGACCCGGCACTGCCGGCTGCGCTGGCGCGGCTGCATCGGGGGCCGGTGTGGCTCCTGTTGGTGCCGGCGGGGTAGCTCCTGGCACGGCTGGTGTGACTGCGGGTGCGCCGGTCGGCGGTGGCGGGGTCGTGCCGGTCGTGGTCACCTTGTAAGGCGGCGGCGTGGTCGTCCCGCCTGCGCCTCCCGTGCCAGTCTTGACCAGATCGTAGCCGCCAGAGGCGTTCTTGACCCAGTTCTGGCCCCACTTGGACGGGTCCCATGGCGCCGTGCCGCGTGCCTTGTAGACCGCGGTAAAGACGTCATCCTGCACCCTCTCTGGCGCCGATGCCGCGGTGGGATACTTCGCCGGGTCCCCGCCGATCATCTTGAGGCCTTCTTGCCACGTGCTGTCGACAAAGCCGTAGAGGCCCGACGCTGTAGCGCCTTTGGCGCGGGCAGACGGGTCGGCTTTGGCCACGTAGTTCAGCGCTGTGGGATCGCCGCCCGACTCCCACCCTTTGATCAGTTGGCGGTCCTTCTCCAGGTCACCGGTAAACTGCCGAGCCGCACCACCACCCGCCCCACCACCGCCCGTATCGCCAGTGTTCCCGCTGAGGTACGCCTGCCTTTGCTTCTCCTGCTGCTGCAAGGTGAGCAACGGCAGCATCGCCTTCAGCCGCTCGATCTTGTCGCGGTTCTGCTCGACGCCAAGCTTCGCCAGATCCATCCGCTGCGCGTAGTCCTGCTGCGCCACCGCAGCCGCACGCCGCTGGTCCAAATCCATCGACTGCTGCGCACCCTGCAGCCCCGTCGCCGCGGCAGTGAGCAAGTCGGGTTTCACACGCGATGGCCCGCTGGCCATCAGCATGTTCAGGCCGAAGTTGAGCAGCGCCCGGCTGCCCGCCGCGTCCTCCTCGCGGCCACGCAGGCGATAGGTCGGCGACTGCCCGCCCGCCAGCACCGAACCGATCTGTCCCAGCAAGCCAGGCCGTGTGCCGTCATCCGGCGAACCGCGCGGCAGCGTTGGCAGCACGGGAGCCGCCTGCTGCGACGTCAGCAGTTCCTGGATCTGCTCTTCAAGCGTCGGCATGGCGGTCCCCTTTGCTTACCGCGCCTTATGAGGCGCCGCCTTATTCACCCCAGCAACCCGCGTGGCCGATACGCAACCGGCGCACCGTATTGCGCCCCGGTGTAGGCGTCGCGGCGTTTCAACAACGACTCGACCACCTGCGCCAGCGTCTGCTCGCCGCCCATCGGCTTGCCGGTGGTGCCCGGTCGGATCGTGGTCTTGGGACCGCTGGAGGGTGTCGAGGGTGTCGCCGCCTTGGCTGCGGTGCTGACGCCCGACGCCAGCGTGCCGCCGGCCTTGAGCTTCTCGCCCAGCGTCGCCTTGTCCCACCACGCCGCCGCCTTATCGAGCAGGCCCTTCGATCCAGCCTCAGACCACGTGCCGGTGTCGATCGCGCCTGGCGCCGACAAATCCGACACCTGCAGCGTTGCCGGCCCCTCCCACGTGCCAGCGGCACCCGTATCGCCCAGCAATCCGGGGGTCGCAGCGCTGTCCCACACGCCGCCCTCGATGACAGGCCCCGCCGCTGCCGGCTCTGACACGGCGCCGCCGAGGAAGATCGGCTCTGCCGCCGCGGGCGCAATCGTCGCCGCCGCCTCCGCTGCCGTCGTGGGTATCGCCAACCCGAGCGTGGGCACCGCAGCCGCCGCTATCTCCGGTGCCACTGCCGCTGTCCCAGCGAGTGCCCCGGCTGCACCGATCGCCTCCGGGGCCATCGCCGCCAGCGCCGCTGCCGTCGTCGCAGCCGTGGCGCCCGCAGCCGCCGTGGCGCCCGCTCCCTCTGCCGCCGCAGCGAGCAGGGCAGCCTCGCCAATGCCAGCGTCGGCCATCTACGCGTTCCCCGCGTTTATCTGGTCGATAAGCCCACCGCCCAACCCCAGGACCGTCGCCCCCGCTCCGATGCCTTGTCCTATCGGATTCGAGTAATACGGGTTCATCTCCTGCGCGAACCCGCTGTTGCTGGTGCTGTAGGGAATACCCGACACCGCACCGAGCAGCGTCTGCAACTGCTGATACGGGAAGGCCTGCTGCTGGGCGAACGCACCCTGCTGCGCGTTGAGCTGCTGCTGCTGATACTGCTGCATGCCAGCGCCAGCCTGATTCAGCGCATTGCTCTGGCCCATTATCATGTTCTGCAGCGAGGTCAGCGACTGTGGCAGGTTCTGCGCCGCCCCCAGGCCCTGACTGAGGTTGGACGACATGATGTCAGCGCCGAGCTTTTGGTTGGCCCCGTAGCCACCCTGCAGAAGGTTGGTCAGCGCGGTGTTGGAGGTGAGGCCCTGCTGTCCCGCCTGCAGCGCTACGTCACGGCTGATGCCGCTCGCCTGGTTCCACTGGTTGTTGAGCAGGTCGCCCAGGTATTTTTCGGACCCCAGCGCCGCCTGTGATTGCGCGATGCCCTCCTGCACACCCTGCCTGCTGCCACCGAAGGCGCCCGCCTGATTCGCGCCCGCGCCGATCGTGTTGAGGTTGGACCGCAACTGCTGCTGCATCAGTTGGTTCGCGGGATCGATCACCGCGTTGGTGTAGGGCGACATCAACTGCTGCGCGCCAGCCGCGACGCCCTGCGCGGTAGCCGGGCCTTGGCTCGTGTAGTTGCCCAGCAGGCCCTGCGACGGCCCGTAAACCTGTTGCTGGAACCCCTGCTGCAACTGGTCGGTGTTGGCCTGAATACCGCCAGCGGTGATCGGCGTCGCCTGTCTGGCGATCGCCGCCTGGGCCTCGATGCCATTGGACGCGAGGTCACCCCCCAGCCCCTGCACGGCAACGGCCCGGTTGTATGCCATCTGTTGCGCTGGATCGATGCCAGCAACGGTTTGGCCGGAATACGGCTGGTATCCTTGCTGGCTCAGCGCATCGGCGCGTTGCACCGCACCCGCACTGGCCTGTTCCAGCCACGGTGGGATGTAAGCGTTGGAGTTCTGTACAGTACTAGTATTGGTTCCACCGCCTCCAGAGGACATTACACTAGACTCCTATTCAGCGCGGTGTATGATCGGGACGACATCGACGTTGACGCGTCAGTGCCGCCCCTAACCACGGTCCTGGAGAAGCAGAACCAATGGCTGACACGGAAGATAGCAGAGAACGGAAGCGCGCCGTAAAGCGCGCTTGGTATTTGGCGAACCGCGAGAAGTCCATCGCGCGCGTTACGCAATGGGTAAAAGACAACAGAGAACAGAACAACGCCACCAGGCGCGCGCGGCACGCAGCCAACCCCGAAAAGCCCCACGCCGAAGCCCGTAGATGGCGAGAAAAGAACCCCGAGAAGTTTGCCTACATGAAGCACCGACAGGATGCGAAAGAGCGCGGGGTGCCATTCCTTTTTACATTCGAGGAGTGGTGGGGCGTCTGGCATGCGAGCGGCAAATGGCCGCTGCGCGGGCTTCGCAAGGGCCAGTATGTGATGGCGAGATTTGGCGACAAAGGCGGCTATGAGGTTGGCAATGTTCGCATCTGCACAAGTAGCGAGAACGTCTCGGAGCGACATCAGGTCAATCCGATGCCGGCCAAGCGTGGCCCTTACAAAAAGCGCCGTCATGACTGAAGGCTCTTCACGTATTTAACACCGGCTGGGCGCCACTCGTCGCCGAGCGGTGTCTTGATCACGCGCAACCACCCCATGCGCCCGGTGGCCGTGGCAACCGTGCAGCCTTCGGTGCGAGCCCACGCATCGATGTCCGGCTGCAGCGCCGCGCACTCCTGTAGATTCCCAGACCCTAGCCAGTAGTTCACCGCGCGGAGCCTGGGGTACACGAGCACCTCGGTGACCACGACCGAATCGCCGTTGGTCCAGCAACAGGCGCGGTTCTGCTCGATCCGCTGCATGACGTCGGCAATCGTGTGAGTCCCGCCGGCCTGCGCCAACGCCTTCTCAAACCGCCGGACCTTCTGCTCGTTGGTCATGTTCGCGGCGCCGCCTCGGTGTGCAGCGCGCCGGTATCATCGACCGTCACTCTCCAGTTCGTGCCGTCAGGCGACCGTAACCCCAGGAATGAGTATGAAGGTCCGGCGCCCCCGGCGTTGGCCTTGCGGTTGATCTCCTGCGCGATCACCGACAGCCGCTCGTCGATACTGCCAGCCATCGGTGCCTGGAACGACGCAGGCGGACGGCTGATCGGGCGGACTGTCATCGACGCCCTCCCTTCCTGATACTGAGCCGGGGACGACCGACCGCGAACGGCTCGTCGGCCAATGCTTCCATCCGCATCCGCACGTGCCGGCCACTGAACCGCAGGTCCATCAGCCCACCATGCGTCTCGGTGTATAGCCCGGTGTCGTGCTCCTCGCTCTGCGGCTGCTCCCTGGTCAGGAAGCGGTATCCGAGACCACTCGGCGCCGCCGCATCGGTCACCAGCTGGCGCACGTGGAAGCGCGCATCACCCTCGCCGAGCACGATGTTGCCGCTTTCGGCATAGACCGATCCGGTCGGGGCGCGGGGAATGCCGTTTTCTGTCCAACCCCACTCATGCAAAAAAAGCAGCGCGACAGTCGAACCCTCAAACGGCAGGTGGCCCGCCAGTATCGGGTAATCCATCGTCCCTGACGGATCGCCGGCCGTTCGCTCGCGCGCGCCGATCGTCCACGGGCGGTTGGGGTCGGCGTAATTGACCGCTATGTAGCGGTTGCACTCGGTGGCACCTTCATCCGGCCAGTCCCACCACATCTCGCTGAATGACGGGTTTGGCGAGCCGAACACCCGGCCGATCATCGACCGGTTGACCAGCGAGAAAAACCAGTCGTCAACGTCGCACTTCACCGGTTGCACCGTGCCGGCATAGCCCCAGAATGTCTGTAGCCCCGGCCACATGACAGTGTTGCCGATACGCACCACAGAGCGCGGCGAGAGCGGCCCGCAGCCCGAGGCGATCTCGACAATGCCGTAAGCGTAAGGCGGCCCCACGTAAGTCATTTTGTGAACGTCGTTGGCGGTGAAGATCAGGATGCTGTCAGCGATCTTGATCGCGGTCATGGCGTAGCTCTGCGTCGCCAGCAGCTTGTCGCCTGCCATGTTGACGGCAGTGGGCGCCCAGACCGTGTAGTCCTCTTGATCGCTCCAGGCGATGGCGCGCGGGTCGCCGCCGGCCCCGTAGAGCACAACGTGACGCTGGTCGGTGACGATCACTCCCCGGTTCATCAGCGGCGCCGCTGTGACGATCGTCGGTAGCACCGTGGGGGTGTTGGGGTCCCACTCAAACAGGTGGCCGTCCTGGGTTGGCACGATCAGCAGACGCTCGCCGAACGTGTCCATGCTCCACCGGTCGCCCATTGTGGCGGCGATGTCCTGCGGGCCGATGTCGTCTGACGCACGCGCGGTGCCGTAATCGTCCTCGCCGAAATCACCCAATCCATACCCTGTCAGAGAACCAGGCGGATCGAGAGCGCCGACGCCAGTTGGCGTGATCTCGTACATGGTTTTTGTATCAAATCTATAAGCAAACAGTCGGCTGTCGCCACCGTAGGCAGCCCAACGGGCGCCGCTGTTGTCGTGCCATGTCAGCATGTCACGGATCAACCCGCTGCTTCCGACCGTCGTTTCGTAGATCGCGACATTGCCGCCGACCGGCTGGATCTGCCCGCCGCGGAACCGGATGTTGTTGCAGTCCCACCATTTATTTTGAGACGCTTCTGGCGTTGCGTTCCTGACGATGCCTGGCGGCGGGGCTTGGGTGAGGCGCGGCATGTCAGTGCGTCCCGCGCATCGGCGCCGACATCAGCCGACGCACCAGCGGCACCGCAGCGGTCGCTGCGGCCGGTGCAGCCTGTGCCCCGGCGTAGATGATCTTTGTCACGACGGCGAGCGGCTGGCGGATATCCAACCCCTGATTGCTGCCGCCCAGCGCGACGGTGTGCGCGTGATCACCATCGGCACCGATGGCGTGCGCGTGGTCGCCGATCGTAGTGGTGGTATGCGCGTGGGCCGCGGCCCAGTAGAGGTAGTGCGCGTGACCGCCTGTAGTGTTGGTGTTGATGGCATGCACATGCGCGCCATTGATGCTGGTGGTGTAATTCGCCGCGCCGAACGCGTCGCTTATGACGCCAGTCGCGCCACCCGCCGCGCCCGTCCCGAGGTTCCACAGGCCGACCGTGTGATTGTGCGCGCCCTGTGAGTCGGTGCCGCCGCTATGCGCGTGATCGCCCTGGATTGTCGTGCCGAACCCGGTCCCGCCCGTGTCGTGGTTGTGGGCGCCCTGCGCGTCAGTGGTGTGGTAGTGCGTGCCGCCCGCCGCGGTGGCGCCCGCATGGCTGTGGGTGCCAGCGCTTGTGACAGACAGATTGATAGACGGCAGATTGGCCTGCACGACCTGGCGCAACTGCCCGCCAAGACGCGAGGAAAAGATGTAATTGCCCCCAATGCCGTTCTCGTCTGTGACGGCGCCGGCACCGACCGCCACCCGTCCGCCGAAATTGGGCAGGTTAAACGTGGTCGAGCCGTCGCCTGCCCCCCAGTAGGTGGCCAGAACCTGAAATAGCTCGCTGTAGGTGGTTCTGGATACAGCCCGCCCATCCGCGACCAGCCAGCCGGGCGGCGGTGTCGGTCCCGCATAATCGAGCAACGAGCCGAGCGGCATGGACATGGACACGAACTCGTCCAGGGTGTCGGCATTGTCGTTCCATTTGGCGCCCCAAGAATCTCTTGAGGCTCCGACCTCCGGTTTGGTGAGCGCCAGGTTCGGCGTGTAGCTGTCGGCCATTGGCTGTTCCTATGCTAGTGTCGGGACGACAGCGGTGTGTCTAGCACCTCTGCCGCCCCTAACCCCGACCCTTCGGAACAAGGACCGAGGCTGATGCCATATAAAGATAAAGAGAAGCAGCGCGTAGCCCACAACGCGGCAAATAAACGCTATGGCACGTCGCAAAAACGGAAAGAAACCCAAGCCAAGTACGACAGACAACCGCATATCAAAGCGAAGGGCCGGGAACGCGCTCGGCGCTGGATTGCCGACAATCCCGAAAAGGTCTCGGAACGCAACCGACGATACGCCCCGATCCGAGTTGCAGTCCTGCTCGCCCAACAAGAGGCCGTTGCAGGAAGAAGGGTGCCAGACAGATGCGACGCATGCGGCAATCCTCCTGGCAAGAGGAGGCTGCATTTCGACCACTGCCACATGAATGGCTGGTTCCGTGGCTGGCTTTGTAGCCCGTGTAATCAGGCTCTGGGCCTGATGAAAGACGACGCAAACAGATTGCGGAAGCTGATCGCCTATCTCAAGCGGACTAAAAACGGGACTGGTGCGCAACTCACACTCTCCGGCATTTAAGTGTCGGCGGTATCATCATTCGTCTTCACATAATTCCCATCAGCCGCGACCGGCAGGCGGAAGCGAAAGCCAGTCGGTCCTAGACCGGTCCAGCCATACCTGGTCCCGACGCGGCGCTTCCAGTCGCGGTGGTCGCCAAAACCGGGCGCGGGAGCGGCGCGCGGCAGCACGGTGACGCCGCTGACCTTGTTCTCGGCCACGTAGACCGTGCCGCCGTCGCACGCCTTCCAGTCCGGGTTGCCGGTGGAGGATGCGCGGATGGTGCCTGCGAGAACTGGCATGTCTGTCTCCTCAGTGGATCATCGTGACCATAGGCCCACCAGCCGCAGGGACCACCACGGCGACGCTGGTCCAGTGCTCCAGCAGCACCTGCGTCACGACGGCCTGGAGGTTGCCGGACGCGACGCTGGCCCAGTGCTCGGCGACGACCTGGGTGATCCGGGCATCGGGGTTGGTGGTCAGCCAGTGCTCGGCGAGTGCCTGCGACGCGAGGGCGTTGGTGGGAACAGATGCGCCTGCGGTGAAGCCGCTCGTGTAGCCGCTTGGCACTGCACCCGTGAACGCGGTGTCACCGAAGTTGGCGGTGATCGCGCCAGATGGGTTGCCGTTTGTCGCGCCCATCAGTCCGTAAGCAGGAATACCGACACCACAAACCGATGCCACCGACACACCGCCAACGCCTGTTACCGGACTGTTGGCTGCGTTGTTGTTCCAGTTGCCAGCAGCCCCAATCCTGACCCACAGAAGACGATTGGTTAGATCGAGCGCCCAGCCGGTAACAGTGCCATTGGCAATCGAGCCGAACAGGATACCAGTTGCAACAGCGTTGACAACGAGAGAGCCACCAGATGGCAGCAACAGCACAGTCCCCGGAGTATTCCCACTGGCCGCAGCCACGCCAGTCATCGATACCGACTGATTAGCAAGACCACATGAGGTGTTCGTATTGTTGGTGTATGTGTATTCCCAGTAGAATTGCCCACTGACCTGGCGATCTACGGTTCGCACCGCCACATTGCCGCCAGCCGACGCAGTAGCGATCAGGTTGCTGCCGGTCAGCGTAACGCCAGCAGCCTTATCCGATGGATTGAACGTAGTGTTCGCCATGCTACGCGATCACCACCGGACCAACCTGTGCAACATTAACCGCTGCCGCAGTCCATGCAGCACCAGTTGCCGGATCGGTCGTATCCGTCCTCCACGCCCACTGCCAGTTGCTCGGGGTGAGCACAACGGTCGGTGACGCAACCGTGCTGCTACCCGACTTCAGTTGCACCGCCATCGTGCGGGTGCCGGCGTCGGACTTGATCGCGTATGCGCGCGTGGTGACAGCGTATGTGGTGAGCGGTGTGGAGGCGATGGGTGCGATACCGTAGAGGTCACTGTGGCCGACTACGCTGTCATAGACGTAGCTGGTGGTGGCGTCTTGCTGGGCTTCGGCTACCGTCTCGTAGTTAAATGCGGGGCCGATGTTGACAGTGCCAGCGCCTGGAGTGCCAGTGCTGACACTTGGAGACGCAACGGGGAACGCCGCATACGTGACAGCGGTGGACGTGCGCCCGAGAGTGCCACCCGCACCAAACGACTGGGTAATCGTCACATCATGGCTGACGCCAAACCAGTATTGCGCGCCTTTGACAACAGCGACAGGTGTTCCGAATGTGAATGTGTTCGCCCCCGCCACCGGATTGACCAGAGTTGTCGCCGAACCCAGCACGGCACCAGGGTTCCCGGCCAGATCGGCAAACAACGAGCATTTCATATTACCCGTAAAGCCCGTATTTACGCTAACGGCCAGGGTGGTGATGGTGCCAGAATAGGATGCAGTGAATGGTGTGTATCTGGCGGTGGTTGTGGGTTCACTTCCACTGGTGGACGCCGCGATGGTGACCTGTGCATTCGTCGGTGTCCGCGAGAACTGCACGCTCGCATCGGACGCGGGTGCGCGTGCCATGCATTTGATGTCGCCGAACCAGGGCAGGGATGATGCGTCGCTGCGCCAGTAGAGGTCAGCGAATGCTGCACCTGTCACCGACGAATTGTTTGCGCCCACTTGCAGACGGTTGGCGTAGGTATTGGCCCCCGGTCGGGTGTTAAGGACGGCGCCGCTGTCGAAGTCATCGCTCGTGTTGCCATTCCTGCGAACGCGTAGCCGACCCACTGTGTTGCTGATAATCACTTCGAACTCAAAGCTGTGCCATGTGTTCGGTGAAGTCACTGCGCCAGAATATGTCGCCAGTATCGTCCCGGCAGGTGTGCCAGATGTCAGCAGTATCACGCCGTCAGAACGGAATGTGATGCAGCACTGTCCCGTCGCACCATCCATGAATTGCAGATACAGCCCGACAGTTGCACCGCTTATGCCGGCTGTCTGTCGATATGCCACAGTAAGATGATGGACAGCCTCATTTGCCCCGCTGTTCTTCATCAGCCACGCCGTCGCTGATGCGGCTGTCTGTATTGCTTGGGTCCCAGCAAACCGTCCAGCGACAAGAGTGAACCCGAATGTGCCGCCATCCCAGTAACCATTCACAGCATCTGCTGGTGCCGCGTAGCAACTGAACCCGTCGCCAAATGCCCACGCCATGCGTCTAGCTCCAGGTCACAGCAAGGCTCAGCAGCGCGTCCGTCGGTGATCCGGTGCTGCCGGTGATGACCGCCGTGATGTTGTCGCCCGCAGCGAATGTGTTCAGCGCCGTCGCTGTCGCGGTCGCCGGGGTGGCGGACGAGACCGCGACCGCTGACAGGCCGGTGACCGTGGCCCCGTTGACCTTGATGGCCACGGTAAAGCTACCGTTGCCGGTGAAGTATTTGAGCGTGTTGATGGTCCCGGCGTAGGGCATGTCCCACCACCACACGGTGTCGTCGCTCACGGTGGCGGCGTTCTGCCACTGCGCCTGCAGCCTTGCCGCATTGCGTGCCTGTGGCACGGCACTGGTCAACGCATATGGCGCGAGGGTAGCCGTGACGTTCGCCGCTGTCTGATATCCCGCCGGGTTGGCCGCGTCGTAAGGGGTGAACGTCAGCGCCGCAGTGACATCACCGGAAATCAAGGTAACCGCGCCAGTGCGCGTATTGAATGAGGTGACGCCCCCCGCTGATGCTCCTAGCCCGTCGATGGCGTCGCTGTGCTCCTTCAGCGTGGTGTCTATTGTATCGGCGTTGATGTTCCAGTGCAGGCCCCATACGTCCACGTCAGCGCCTGCCGTGGGCTTGTAGAGTCCATAGAACGGGGTGTTGGTGTAGTCGCTCATGCCGTTTCCAGTTCGGGCAGGGGCGTCTTGATCCAACTGCCGGTGCCGCACGCGTCAGCCGATCGCCCCCATGGCGGGGGAGTGCCTGGAGGGTAGGGGCCAGAGCCGTAGGAGCCGACGCTGTAGGGCCGTTTGGGTGCGTTTGCACCGCGGCAGGGCGGCGTTGGCGTCCACGTCCCGGCGTTGCACGCATCCACCGGGTGCCAGCCGCTCATGGCACCTCGTCCCCGGCCCAGATGCCCAGCACGTCCGCACTCTCTGTCGGGTCAGTGTCCGCTAGGCCGTAGGCGGCCGGGTCGAACCCCGGCGCCTCGCGGTCCGTACGGATGTGCATGTAATAGCGATCGGGCGAACCCTTCGCCGGTATGTCGATCGTCTTGCCGGAGAGCTCGTCAGAATAGCTGGTGGCGGCACTGCCAGGACGCCCCGTCCATACGGCATCGCTCGTGCTGCGCATACCATCTATGGTGATAGTGGCAACTTCACCGGCCGCATTACGCTGCTCGCCCAGCGCGTTCTGCATCATTGCGTCCTCGCTCAGGCCCAACTCGGCACGCAGCGCGTCCAGCCCGTCCAGCGCCAGCGCGAGGCCCGATGTCGGGAAGTTCCAGCGATAATCTGTCATGGCGCGGTGATCTGCTGTAACTCGGCGTCGGTCAGCGCGCGTGCGTAGTAGCGCACATTGCGCAGGTAACCATTCAACCGCCAGGATGACGGTGGATTAATGGTGCCGAGGTTGATGGTTGTCGCGGGAAACGGCGCGGCGCTACCAGAGCCATTGATTACTGTTCCAGCGTAAGCGGCTCGCCACACGCCAGCGCCATAGTTTGCCGCCACCTTTTGTTTGTTGCCATTAGCGCCTGATGTCCCTGTCACACTCAACTGTGCCACGGTTGCTATAACCGCCTGGAAGATCATGTTTCCGCTATTCAGTTCCAGGTAGAGATTCAACTGATTGCTGCTGGTGCCGTCGTTCACTTGAAGTATCCCACTGTGCGTGCCAGGAACCGGTAGGTTCGCACTGGAAAACTCAGCGAAGAATGTTCCCGCTGGCGCATTGAACCAGCCGCCAGATGTCGGCATCGTCGCCGACTCGAGCGCCCGCGTAACTGCCGCCGAGGTGGTGGGGATGTAGCTGGTGGCGAACGCGCCGGCCTCTACCTGCGCACCCCAGGCGTAGATGCCCTGCCCCACCACGCCGACGTAGGATCGATTGTCCCCAGAGGCAGAGACGGTCACGCACGGGCCGACCGCCACCTGCAGCGCGTTGTTGCCGGCAACCGTGGTGAAGGTGAACGAGCAGCGCCACCAGCCATTGCCGGCATTGGTGATCGCTGCCGATTTGGCCGTCATGCCCGCCGCCAGATCGGCGCCGACAACCGCCGTGCCAGCCGTCAGGTCGAAATAGGCAACGCCGGCAATGGTGGTGCCGCCCGAGGCGTTGGCCTGGATGTAGGCGTTGTTGGGTGATGCCTTGAAATATGCCGACACGGTGTAGGCGGTGGTGGCGGTAATGACGGTGCCAGTCCGGTAAAACTGACGCGCCGTGTTGGCCGTGTCCTGCGAGCGTATCAGTGCCGTGGTGGATGCGGTCCCGTCTGGTAGCGTGATGGAGCCGCCCAGCACGACATTGCCGAGTGGTGTCCAGTTCGCTCCACCGATCACTGACGGGAATAGCGCATTGGTCCGCGCGTCCTCGAGCAGCAGCCCGCGCAGCGCGAGCGTGGCCGGGTCGTAGTCCCACCGTGGCGCGTTGGTCGCGGCGGTGCGCATCACGCCGGCACTGTCGAAATACGTGGCGGTGCTCGCGCGGGTGAACGTCAGGCGCGGATCGAGCGTGCCGGGGGTCATGAAGTCGAGCGAGAGCGAGGGTCCGCCACCGCCGCCGTTGAACGATGAGGCATCGGCGATCAGTCCGCGCATCTCGCGACTGAACAGCTTGCACCAACCCCTGGGCGAGATGTCACCCAGCACGCGCGCACAACGCCCGCCACGGCGTGGGGAGAAGTGACGGCACAGGCTACAGTGTTCTTTGCCGCCTGCTCCAGTGTAGCGCGCTGCCGCCTTGCTGATCATGGGGGGCGACATCAGCCGAAGACCCCGGACATCTCCTCGGTGTATGGGGCCCCGCTCATGGTAGATTGTTGCGTGTTCAGGTTGGCCCGCGTGACCGCCTGTTGATATTTTGCGTCCCACTGCGGCGCCATCGGCTCGTCCTGCTCTGCCAGCGTCGCATGCGCCAGGATGCCATACAGATAGACCGAATAGAGTTGCTCCAGAACCGGGTTGGTATCACTCGGCAGAAGCAGCGCCTTGGGCTTGGCATACCAGTTCATCAGAACGGTCTGCGGCACCCAGTATGGGTCGGGCGGGTCGGGTAGCCACGGGTGCGGCAGGAACTCGATGCAGTCGGCCACGAGCCGATACGCCCACACCAGCCGGTTGCCGTAGTAGGTGCCGGGATACGGGTAGTCCACCGGAGGCGAACCGGAGGCGTCGGTCCAACTGCCCGACCACTCGTCTTTGAGCACCAGGTTCTGCCCCGTGGCAGCGTCCCTGATGCTGGCCATGGTGCAGAAGTCAGGCGGCAAGGTGATGAAGGCCGAATCAACCGGCTGGGTCGCGCTGACCTCCATGCACCGGGCGCGCAGCGTCTGCTGGATCTCCGTCTCTACCAGCATCACCCAGGACGGGATGCGTGCTGCGGCATCCCGGCGGTCGAGATACCACAGCACATCGTCCTGAAGTTGCTGGAATGACGCCAAGGGTCAGTCCCGCTTCTGCTCGCGCTCCCGGCGTTCACGGTCTTCCCGCTCGCGGTTCTCGCGCTCCTGGCGCTCCCGACGCTCGCGCTCTTCGCGCTGCTCGCGCTGGTCGCGCTCCTGCCGCTCGCGGTCCTGATCCTGGCTCTGGCTAGCCTCACGGCCCGGCTGCGGCTGTGTGGGCTGCCCAGGCTGCTGACGCTCACGCTCCTCGCGCTGCTCACGCTCCTGCCGCTCGCGGTCCTGGTCCTGCGGCGGGTAGGGCGGTGAAGGCGTCGGCTCTGGGATCGGCTGGCCGGGTTGCTGCGGCTGGTTGGGCTGCTGATTGACCGGGCGTGGCTGCGGGTCGGCCTCGATCGGCTGGCCAGGGTTAGGCTGGCCGGGCTTGCGCGTCACCGCCCGCTCCACGCTCAGGTCATGCGGGTCAGGCTGGCCCGCGATCTCGGCCTGCTGGCGGGTCGACTCGCGCGCCATCCGCAGCACCTCGCGCCCGGCCTGGTAAGCCATCTCGCGAAGCTCCGTAAAGGAATCGGCATCAGGATAGCAGCGCGCCACCAGCACCTTGTCATAATCCGGCGGCAGGTAGGGCTCGTCCACGTTGGTCGAGCCAGCCCATCCCGGCGGCGGGATCATGTCCCCTTGGTGATACTGGCCGGGGTATTCCTGACGCGGCGGCACCGGGTTGCGCCCGTGCTCATCAGAGCCGGGGAAGCGCGGCGTCTGCATGGTCTGCACGCCTTGCGCGCGCTGTGCCGCTGTCGCCGTGGGCGATGGCGCCATCTCAGCGTTGCGGTTGGGCTCGTCTGTGGTTCCCATGGGCATGTGATAGCCTCCTAGAGACGTCGTCCGTCGTCCGTCCGGAACACCCGGTTGTCACGCTGGTTCAGCCACGCATTCATCGCCTTCTCGTCGTACCAGATGCCGGTCTGCATCAGCCGTTGCACGACCACGTTTGGGATCGAGGCAACGCGGGTGAAGCCGGTCTTGCTGGTGCCGGTGAAGTTGCTGGCCGCACGCTTACATGCCTCGACGATCGGCTTGGTGTCCTGCGTGTAGGTGATGAGCGGCAGGCCGGTTTCCGAGTCAGTGGTGATCTCGGTGTAACGCGTGGTGACCTCGTCGTACTTCTCATACAAAGTCGTCATTTGTAACGCTGCCTCCAGCCTGGATTAGCAGCCCGCCAGACACGACTCCGCTCGTTCTGACACGTACGGCAACTACGGAAGCCGCGTCGATCGGCATAGACATTATCCGGTGTCAGTGCGTGGCCATGCACGCAGTGCGTCTTGTAAGCTTCTCGCTGCAACGCACGCTGTGCCTGCAAGCGGAAAGCCGAGAGCACGGGCGCATCGCTACGCCGCACGTTCTCGCTCGATGTGACCGCCTCCAGATGTTCCACGTTGATGCATGGTCGGTTGCGGCAGATGTGGTCGATCTGCAGTCCTGGTTGGATCGGGCCGTTGGCTAGTTCCCAAGCCAAACGATGCACCAGGATCGTCTGGCCAATACCAAGCTCAGCCGCATGGTTGCGACTGATACCGATCTGACCGTAACCGTCCTGGTTCATCCTGCCATCCCACACCAGACAACCGGTGCGCGGCGCCAGGACCGCTCGCTGATAGAGCTCAGACAAGGTGACTGGAACAGGGGTGCGGGGTCTTGCCATACCCCCCATGTTATGCGATGAAACATGGTGGCTACCACAACTTATTGGTTCAATGCGAACACGGCGGCATGTGCCTTTGGTGCGGTAACCCGCAGGGTTCCCTCAAAGATGATACCACCCTGAGTATTATCTCCAGTTTTGGCGTAGGGTTGCTCAACCATATTTCTTTCTGGCAACGGTGCCAGTTCCACGTAATCGCGGGTGATCAGCAGTATCATGTTGGGCGGCATGAACCGGTCGGGCGCCAGATCGAGCGTGCCGAAGTTGGTCCGGTAAACGTCCACCGCACCCATGATGGTGACTTCCTGGGATGCAGTCGTGGACTGGATATTTTGCGACACGATCGGGTTGCCGGTGCCGCCCTGCGACAGCGTGCTGAAGTAGTTTTTGATGTTGCCACTCATCAGCCCGATCGTCGGCGAACCGCCTGCGTTCCACGCCGCCTGCATGGCGTCGTTGACGAGAGTGAGCGTCAGATCGCGCGCAGTACCGGGCACCGCCGCGGTGGTGCCGTCGCCCACCGGCATGGTGCCGCCTGCGCCGACGCTGCCGTTGGAGCAGAACGTCGGCATGCCCGCCATGTGGCGCGGATCGGTCGCCGCCTTGGGGATGTTGCTCGTGCTCACGAGCTCCAGGTCGCGCTTGAGCTCGATACCGCGCATGACCAGCTGGCGGTTGTATTCGTCCTCGCCGCCGATGCTGTCGACCACGCGCAGGGTGCCGGACACGCCCACGGTGCGCGCGAATATCTGGCAGACATTCGACATGCGAACCGGTTTCACTGACGGGCTGATGACCGCGGTGAAGCCCTCGGGCTGCGGCACGTCTGCAGCGCTATTGAGCGTCTGGACGAGCCATTCAGTCAAAATCTGCTTGCTACCGACCTGCGGCAGCGCCGAGACGAACGGGGTCTCCTCGGGATCAATCCGATAAATCACATCCGAAACGTCCTCATGGACGGTGCCGGAGGCTAGCTGTTGCGTATATGTATTAGTTGGCGCACTTGCCATCGTCGGCGGTGATGCCATTGGTCACTCCCAAGAAACAGAGACAGCCCCTTGCGGGGCGGATTTCTGCATCTGGAGCGACTGCTTGCCGGGAGGCCGTGTCAGGTGGGTGCAAGCACTCCCGATCGGTGGTCCCTTGGGCGCATCACACGCGATGCCGGCACGGCACGGCGCCGCTGGGTGCGAGCACTGCCATCGCCGTCGATGTAAATACTAAGACGGTTGGTGCGTTTCCTGCAAGCTCACGCTAAAACAAAGACGGCGTGGCTAGGCGTGCCTTGGCGTGACGGGTCGCGACGAGGCGCGGCAGGCTTAGGTGGGGACTGGGGCAACCCAGTCCCCGTGCCGTCTAGACAGACACATATGGCAAATCGGGGTGGTCGCGCATGGCCTCGCAGGCCTCGATCAGGCAATGCTTGGCCTGCGCCACTATCTCCCGCTTCTCATCCCTCTCATCCTGCTTCCGCCGTCTAGCAAGGGCCGCTAGGTGCTTCCGCTTCTCGGCCTGCCATACCTGCCATGGGCTCCTCTCAGGCACTGGAACTCCTCCCAGTCGCGCTCGAACTGTTCCCAGGTCATGGTGGGATGCAGCCTGCGGGCCACGTCCCACCACTCCAACTGGTCGTATTCGTCGAGG